AATAACAATATGCACGAACTTTACACTATGTTAGACGCACATAGGATGTTAGAGGAAGAACAAAGAAAAGAAGAAAATTTAGACGTAAATGTTAAGAATGTAATAAAGTCTTATAAAGAAAGGTCAGTAAAGGGTTTCGATAAATATGGAACCGACACTACGCGAACTGATATAGATTTACTTGGTTGGCTTAATCATCTTCAAGAGGAGTTGATGGATGCTACGATTTATATCGAAAGACTAAAAAAAGAAATATGAGTTTAAGTAAAAAGTTTATAAGCTATTTCAATAGAAAAGAATCGAAGTCAACCGATAAAAATCGTAATAGATACAGAAACGATATATGTAATCATTGGGACTTAGATTACATGAGCGTTGAAGAAATAGATAAAATATTATCAGATGGTGATCCAGTCACAACAATTCCAAAAAACAAAAAAAAGTAAAATCAACTTCATATAGAACATTAGTTACTTATAAATAGTAATATATTTGAATTATACGATATTGGTAGAATGGATTTTCTTAGTTTAGTCACTGACGTTGGTTTCCCTATCGCTTCAGCAGTAGCTGGTGGTTTTTTTGTATTCATAACCTTAAGATTTATCCTCGATGGCGTTCTCTCGGATATCAAGTTACAGAGAGGATTCGCCAAATCCCTAGACAATCGTGTAAAAACTATGAATAATGAACTTATTCGTATTGATACTCTTATGTGTCAAGCTTTTGGTATTCCGCCAGATTTGGATAGAATATCTAGAGCGGATGGTCAGAAAGATGCGAGGAAGGATTGATGGAAGAATTATCTATTGCTGATGCAGTAAGTAAATATGGATTTCCTATTATTGCTGCTTTTGGTCTAGGATATTTTATATATTATATTTGGAAATGGGTTACGGATGATGTGGATCCCGTAGTCTCAGATTCACATATAACTTTGATAGCTCTTATAGATAGAGTTAGAATGTTAGATAATGATTTGATTAGATTACAAACTAAATTAAATATGATACTTGAGGCACAAAAAAATGAAAATAAAAATGGTTCTAGCGAGTCTGATACTGACGATCATAACGAGTAATGTACAGTCAGACCAGATTACCCATAAATTTAAATCACCATCTTTTAGTGGTATTGGAACTTCCGCACATTATCTAACGATAGAAAATCAAGAAAGATCCAGAAGAGAAGAAATAAAGGATGATATCGAAGCTGCAATAGCAGCTGCGGAACGAGAAGCTAGAAACACGACTCAAGCAAAATTTTTAAGAAATCTAGAAAGTAGAATATACGCACAGATCGCGAAACAATTAGTTGATAATATGTTTGGTAACGATACCGTTTCTACTTCTGGGTCATTTGAGGTTTCTGGAAATTCGATAACATATGAGACAATAGTCGGTGGTGGTGATGATGGAGTTGATATTATAAGAATAACGGTCGTGAGTGAAGACGGAACGACAACAACTCTAGACGTACCTATAGGCACTGGCGGATTCTAATGAGGCGTGTTGCATTATTATTTGTCTTAATTTTTACTGGATGTGCTGGAATACCGAAAACATCTTTAGTTGATTGTAAAGACAGAATTGGTTTGTTAAACAAGTATGCGTTTGAGTGTATAGAAAGTGCTGAAACTGTTATACTACCAGCGTCAGAAAAATTAGCGAACCTACCTCCAGCGAAAGTGAGGCCTGTAGTGGCGGTTTATCGATTTGGTGATCTTACGGGTCAGAGAAAGAGTAGAGATAACATAGCAGATTTTTCTACTGCGGTCACTCAAGGCGGTGAGGCCTTTGTTATTGATGCGTTGAAAACGGCTGGCAAAGGAAAATGGTTTAGGGTTGTTGATAGGGTTGGTATAGACAATTTAGTAAGAGAAAGACAGATCATACGGTCTGCAAGAAAAGAATTTGAACCCGAAAATGAAAATGGTTTACAGCCTCTTCTCTTTGCGGGCATCATTGTTGATGGTGGTATTATCGGGTATGATACTAATATCGAAAGTGGTGGTAGAGGAGCTCGATACTTAGGTATAGGTAAGAGTTCTCAATATAGGAGAGACTCTATTGTCATAAGTTTGCGGGCAACATCGACTCTCACTGGTGAAGTATTACTTAATGTACAGACAAAGAAATCTATTTTGTCTGCTGGTAATGGTTATGATGTCTTTAGGTTTGTTGATATGGATACCAAACTTATAGAATTTGAAGATGGAATTGGATTCAACGAAAGCGTTACTTATGCAACTCGGGCCGCTGTCGAAGAAGCCGTTCTAGAATTGATTTACCAAGGTCACGATAGGGGATATTGGGTCTTGGAAAAAGGTCATAGACACCCTCACAATAGTGATGGGATTAACGAAAAACACTCTTTAAAGGGAGAATAAAAACATGAAGAGAAATAAAAAGTTACTAGGATTGGCAATAACTCTTGCTATGACTAACGCTTATGCTGGTGACGCTAATGATAATGAAATCTTCATTCAACAAACTGGAGATAATGTCGAATTAACAATCCAACAAATCGGTGCTGGTAACAAATATGGTGGTGACGATTTTAGTGGCACATCCGCTGACATGGTTATGTCAGTTACTAACGGTTATTTTGATATCAAGTTAGATGGAGACTATAACAAAATGTACGGTACTATGGATACCGCAGGGTCTACTGTTCAGAATTTTATTGTAGGTAACTACAACATATGGAATCAAAAGATTGGCGATGATAATTCCGCTGATACCATAAACATAAATTCTGATATTGCTGGTAATACAAACACCGTTGTTATGAGAGCTGGTAACGCTGATGATTCTTATAACCTAAGCACTCAATTGTGGAATCAAAGTAATGCTGAACAGTTTTGGACAGTTAGTGGAAGTACTTGGTCTAGAACAAATTCTGGTCAGACTGCTTATTGGGGTTCTTGGACTCCAACTGCTGGAACATCTGATACTTTGGATATGGATTTAGATGTGGACGGAAACGACAACACAATGAACATATTCTTTAACTCAGATAACGCTACTTGGAACTGGACTGTATTAGGAGATAATAACTGGGTTCAAACTACTATGGAAGATGGTTCAGATAACAGTCAAACTGTAGGGGTTACTGGAGATTATAACTTTATATTTGTGGGTCAGAACACTGGTTCTACTACTGGAGTGACCAACAATGCGATATTTGACGCTACATTCAGCACAACTCATTCGGATATTAATATTATTCAGTCTGACGCTAACTAATTTTTCTCTGGGGTCAACTGACCCCATTGGTGATATAGTTGACAGAAACGGAGTAGCTTCTCTCATTCGTGAGAGTGGTGAAAAATTATCTGTATCTGATAATAATATTCCCGATATAAAGTTATTGGATACTGCGGTCACTGGTAATGGCCGTATGCTCATTCAATTTTTGGATGAGGAGGAATTGTCAATTATAGAACATACTAAAGTTTATATTGACAAAGTTTATTACGACCCAAATCCATCAAAGTCGAAGATGTCGATAAGGATGGCTCAGGGAACCGCCAGATTTACTTCTGGTCGGGGAAAAAGAATAAACAAGGCGAATATTGATCTATCTACCCCCACCGCTCAAATTGCGGTATTGGGTACTGATTTCACAACAACCATTGATGAGATTGGTAGGTCTTTAATCATTCTGTTACCAGACGAAAAGACTGGAGAGTCTTCTGGAAAGATTATGATAACTAACAATGGAGGTTCCGTAACTTTAGATGAACCATATCAGGCCTCCGTTGTAACGTCCTTCGAAAGTCCGCCCACTAAACCCGTAGCTTTATCTGGTATTAATACTAGTATGATAAGCAATGTGTTTATCATATCAGAACCCAAGGAAATAAAGGAAGTAAAAGAACAGGAAGGTCTTTCTTCCGAAAACGATAAAGATAATATTCTCGATGTAGATTTTCTAGAGTTTGACGAATTAGAAAAAGATTATTTCGAAGAAGATGAATTAGAATTTACTGAGTTGGATATCGATTATCTCGATGTTGATTTTTTACAAGACCTACTTGATATTGTCATAGAACTTGATAGAGAATCAGCGTTAGAAAAGGATAGTCTAAATAACAATATAGCTCTCGCTGGTACTGTTTTAGGTTTTGATGTTGATACTCAGTATAACACAATAATAGACAGAGGATTGGGAACTATAAAATTTTATCGTAATGTTGATGGTATAATTAGTGTCACTCTTATGATGTATCAAAACGCCACGTTAAAAACTATATCAGACCAAAAAGAATCCAATATTATATTGGGTGATGGTCAGGGAATAATAATAACTATTACTCAGGTAAACTAGATGAAAAAAACATTACTAATCACAATTTTACTTATTATCGCTTATGTGGTTATAGGAAGTTTTGTATCTGTTTGGGCCGATAATGAAATATATATAAATCAGAGTGGTGATAATCTGAACTTAAATATTAGACAGTATGGTGATAATAATAAAGTTGATACCGTCATGAGTGGATATCAATTAACTATGAAAGTTTTACAAGAAGGAAACAGAAACGAACTTCTAAAAAACGGTAGTGGTATTTCTGGTGATGGAAACACTATCACCACAGAACAATGGAATAACACGACAAGTTCTGATGTCAATAGAATGTACATCGATGTAAGCGGAAATAACAATGAAGTAAATGTCGCTCATGGATGTAAGTTTACTTATGGAATGTCTGATACCACATGTGATCGAGATTCTCACGAAGATGCTGGTCATACACTTTATGTAGATATTCAAGGTAATAATAATCTTGTCAAAGGTGGTCAGAAAATGGGATCAGCCAATCTCAACAATAACGCCACGATTGGTATTGAATCGGACGGTAATCAAGTTTTTTATACTCAAGCTGGAAATGGCGCAAAGACTTTAAACTTAGATATTAACAATGATTCAAACGAGGTGACCGTTCAACAATTACAAAGTGGTGGTCATACCGCAAACATCACACTAAATGGTTCTGACTCAACAACTCTTAACCTAACTCAACAAGGAAGTAATGCCATGAATTACACCCTAACCCAAAATTGTGTGACTTTGGGTGGATGTACTTTATCAGTAACACAACAATAAAATGTACAATTGGAAAATTGTTTTAATAACAATATTATTATTATGCAGCGCAAGATTCGCAGACCCCAAACTAATCGAACAGTTTAGACTAAACTACTTCGACTCTCTCCAAACACTTCAAGAACCTATTCTATCCGAAAATATCGTAATAGTCGATATAGACGAAACTTCCCTAGAAAAATACGGACAGTTTCCTTTTAGTCGCGATCTATATGCGAAATGGCTTGATGCGAGTCCAGAAAATAATGTTTATGTTTTCAATATGGGATTCACCGAACCAGATCGTTTTGGAAAAGATTCCGAACTGGAAATCTCTATGGGGCCTAGAGATGTCATACTTTCATCCTTTACGACTAATACTAAAGAAGGAGGAGAAAAACCACCACGAGGATTTGGTAAACTGGGAAAGGGAAATCCTGAAGATTGGTTGTATCCATTCAAAGGAATAAGAAATCCCGTTATGTCTAAATTCGCAGATGGTGTTGGGACAGTAACGGTCGCACCCTCAGTTGACGGAATCGTGAGAGAGTCACCTTTAGCGATAATGGCAAACGGTCATATCTATCCGTCAGTCGCTCTAGAAATATTAAGAGTTTACGAGTTTCAACCCAACCTCACAATCAAGATAAAAGAAGCTGGGGTGGAATGGGTGCGTATGGGTTCGCTTTCGCCTATGGCGACAACACCCAACGCTAACGTACAGATCGCATACTGGAATCAATATGAAAGAGTTTCGTTCGGAGATCCAATACCAAATGATAAGATTATAATCCTCGGATTGAGCGCTGGAGGTTTGATAAATCCAGTTGCAACTCCTACGGGAGCGATGTTACCACACGACATTCAGGCTCACTTAATTTCAACGGTAGTCAACAATATCTACATTGACAGACCTTGGTATGCCGATCAATTAGAGTTTCTTTTGATTCTTGTTTTGACATTAACAATATTACTAGTTGTTTATAAAACTCCGACCACTATATCCGCTCTCTTATCAGTGTCCGTTATTGGTGGAACTTTATACTATGGATATCATCTGTGGATGACAAAACTTATGTTACTCGATGTGTTGTATCCATCACTATCAGCTTTGGTTGTTTTTGCACATGCATCTTTTAATAAGTATTATGTAACTTTTCAGTTGAAAGAACAGATAAAGAAACAATTTGGAACTTATCTATCACCAGATCTGGTGAAACAATTACAAGACAATCCCGACATGTTAGTTTTAGGTGGAGAAAGAAAAGAGATGACTTTTCTTTTCATGGACATTTGTGGATTCACACCAGTATCAGAACACTATAAAAATAAAAACGACCCAGAAGGCCTAGTAACTCTCATCAATATGTATCTAGATCGCATGACTAAAATAATACTAAATAACGGTGGAACCATAGACAAATATATGGGCGATTGTATAATGGCGTTCTGGAACGCACCAGTGGATTGTGAAGATCATGTCACAATGGCAGTAAAGTCAGCTATAGAAATATCAGGAGCAGCGGATGAACTTATTGAAGAACTTGAGAAAGATGGGTTACCTCGTATTGATATTGGGATCGGTATCAATACAGGCGAGTGTATTGTTGGAAACATGGGATCAGAGGTACGATTTGACTACTCCGTCATTGGAGATGCCGTTAATCTCGCATCTCGACTCGAAGGACAAACTCGCAATTACGATGGGGTTCGAGTGTTGTTATCACGAAAAAGTGCTGAATCAAGTAAAGTGGGAGAATTCACTAGAGTTGACTCGATTACGGTTAAAGGAAAATCGGAATCAATTGAAGTATACACAGTCGATTGAATTTATAAAACCCATCGACTGGCAGTGGTGGACAGCATTCGCTATGATCAATGTCGCAGACATCGCATCTACATATGAAGGATTAAAATATTCTTGCGTATCTGAAGTCAATCCTTTACTTACAAAGAAACCATCTCTGGAAAGATTAATACTTCATAAAATTTCAACTATCTATTTACTCTATCATGAATATCCAGAATGGGCAAATTACACCGTCCGACAACAAGATATAGAAACTATGTTTTGGTTATTGAATTTCGTGGTGTATAATAATCATGATGTTGTTCAATATGCTAAAGATAATCCAGAAATATGTCAAAAGACAAAATGATGTTTTATAGGGTCTAACTTATATAAATATAGTATGAAGATAAAAACACATAGACACTAAGGAAGAAAAATGGAAAATCAAGAAGCTGTAGTTATTATATTGGGTATTATGGTAATTATATTATGTGTCGTTTTTTCAGAAAGAGGAAAAAGTAGAAAGAAGGCAAAAGCGAAAGTCCCAACAAAACCTACTAAACAAGAACTTGATCAGAAGTATTCTGAACTTTCAAAAATGAAAGTTGTTGAATTGAAAACTATTGTTCTTAAAACCAAAACGGACGAAAGATTGCCTACCAAAAAGAAAGACTTAATTGAACTCGCATTAAAAGATTTTAATGAAAAATTTGATACAAAGGATTGGAAGGGATAAAATGAAAACCTTTACAGATTTTCTATCAGAAGGCGTAAACGATCCAGCAATATTTAAGGCTGTATTTTTGGCTGGAGGGCCTGGATCGGGTAAATCTTTTATCGCTGGAAAAACTGCATTAAGTACTTTTGGATTTCGAGTTGTAAACTCAGATGACGCTTTTGAAAACGCAATGAAGAAAGCTGGAATGGAAATGAATCCAGAAAATATATTTTCCGTAAAAGGTCAAGAGATTAGAGGTAAGGCTACTAAGTTAACTGCGACTAAAAAGGAAATATACCTCAAAGGGCGTTTAGGTATTGTAATCGATGGAACTGGAAAGGATGCGAATAAAATATCTAAACAGAAAAAAGAATTAGAAAAGATGGGATACGAGACAGCAATAATTATTGTAAATACAAATATCGGAACTGCTGTGAGTAGAGACGCTGAAAGAAAAAGATCTATCGGTAAAAAAATGTTAGAACCTATGTGGCAAGCGGTTCAAGATAATATTGGAAGATTCCAAAGAATGTTTGGAAAAGAGAACACATATATTGTTGACAATAGTGACGGTAAAGATTTCAAAAAAGAAACCATGCTGGCATATCGTGGAATTGGAGCTTGGTCAAAAAAACCACCAAAAGCCCCTCTCGCGAAAAGGTGGATAAAACAGCAAAATAAACAAAAAACAAGATAAATGGATCTTATTGATGTTACAGATGGGGCGGTTTCTAAACTCCTAGAAAAGAAGACCCTTGAGAAGTTTAATTATATTAGACTTGGAATAACTGGTGGTGGTTGTGCTGGTTTTGAATATGTCTTCGATTCTGTTATAGAAAAAAACGAAGACGACATTGAACTGGATTTTGGTGAATTAAAGTTCGTTATCAATAAGATAAGTATACCCTATATAAATGGTATGACATTAGATTTTAGGAAAGAAGGTTTAAACGAAGTTTTTAAGTTTCTTAATCCAAAGGAAGCTTCCGCTTGCGGTTGCGGAGTTTCGATAAACTTTGATTTAGAAAAGGTCGAAGTGGACAAAAGTAAAATATTTGCAATAGAAGTGAAATAGGTATTATGAAAGAGTGGGACATTGATATAAAGAAAGATAGAGAAGTTTTTGTTGACGGACAAAAATTAGATACGTATGGGATAAGATTAGAGAAAGAAATAAAAATTCTTTCCAGAAGGGGCCCAAAATACGACAAAAAAATCAATAAAATGAAAAAACTTTTGAGAACTCATAAGGGGATATAATTATGTGGGAAAATATTCAACGTATGTTCGGAGATACTCTTTGGGTTTATACCGCAATAGGTGGTAGTATACTAGGAGCTCTTTTCATCGCATACATGAGAGATACAAAAATTGCAATGTGGGCATTTGGTAAGTGGGATACTTTGTTAGATGCATTGATAGAAAAGTATGGTTGGACTTGGTTTAATCAAGACCCAAACGCTTGGAAAAAAGTAAATCCAAACATCGCTAATCAGATAGACAAACTTGAAACCCGAATTGTAGAACTGGAGACGGACTCGCATCCGCCCGTAGCTCCTGGCGGAACTACTGAATTGATGGATTTAATTTCTGTTTTGGAATCTAGAATAAATGAATTAGAGAAATAGTTATGAGTATATTATCAATGGACATAAAAGAAAGAAGTGCTCTGTTTGCAAAGTTAAGTCAAGTTGCATATCTTCATCCAACTGACGCGAAGAGAATTTCTAAACTTTTAGGATTCACTAAAGTAGAATTTTATGATAGGAACGGAGCTCAGGCTTATCGTTTTCAAAATAAGGATGATTTAGTTATCGCATGTAGAGGCACTCAACCATCCGAATTCAATGACATTAAAGCAGATCTACAAGCAATTCCTGTAATATCAGAAACAATTAGTAGAGTACACTCAGGATTTAAGTCAGAGGTTGACGAATTGTGGCCCATGATACGCGAAGATCTCGATCCAAAGGTTTTCGCGAAACGAACTTTGTGGGTGACTGGTCATAGTCTGGGTGGAGCAATGGCAACTATTATAGCTGCAAGATGCACTCTGGATGATGAAATGCCCGATGTTGAAGAATTATACACATACGGTTCACCAAGGGTGGGTTGGAGAAAATATTGTTCAAGTCTTCCAGTAAAACATTATCGGTGGAGAAATAATAACGATATCGTAACAACCGTTCCATTGGTATTGATGGGTTATATACATCATGGCAATCCTTGTTATATCAATGCGTATGGAGAGGTTCGCGATTTAACAGTTTGGCAAAGAGTAAAGGACAAATTCAGAGGTATGTGGATGGGGCTGAAAAAAGGTCGGATAGATAATTTCAGTGATCATAGTATTCAAGCATATATAGACCATCTTATGAAATGGTCTGAAGAATCATAATCAAAAAAAGAGGAAATGATATGTCGTACTTAAAAAAATTAATCAGTGAGAGAACTTCATGGGATGGACTCACATTAATCGCTGTATGCGGTTCTTTCATTTTGTTTGGAGGCCTTGCAAAACTCATGGCATGGGTAGGTCTCGGATACGGTCTTTGGACTCTATTCAAGTCAGAAGACTAAAACAAAACTTGACATTTCTCTTGGTATCCTGTATAATACTCTTTTAGTACTGAGAGAAATGTATGAATCCGTTATATATTTCAGGTCGTATCAAAGACAAAAAACGTGTAGAAAAATACATACGTGACATAGCCGAAGAACTCGGTGTAAATCAACACTACACAAAATACCTAGAAATTAAATTTATATCTAAACTAGATGGAGACTCCCAAGGATTTTGTTGGGGGGATAAAGAAACTCACGCTGAAATCGAGATCGCACGTACATTATGTGGGAAGAAGTTGTCGGTGGATCAAATGATGCAGACACTAGCCCATGAGATGGTTCATGCTAAACAATATCTCTTTGGAGAATTGGATGGATACTCAGACTCTTGGAAGGGGTCAGACGTGAACTATTATAGTTATGAAGATTCGCCGTGGGAAAAGGAAGCTTACAAACTAGAGGAAATTTTATATGAAAAGTTTTGGAAAAAGACTTGACAAAACTTGCACGATAGTTTATAATACTTGTATTGAAAATGAGAGGTAGAAATGGTTAGTCCTATAAACGAAGCTCACCGAGAATTGACTGAAGAACTAGAACCACTTCTATATCTTATCTTAGATCCTAAATTTGAAGAACTCCCAGACTATATGACTGAGAGGGTAATCAAAGAAAGGGCCCGACTTGAAATGTTACTAGAGGTTTTGGAAAATGATGCTGAATTTGATATTAACTATTCTAAACAAATTGATTCACATATTGATGATAATCACGGGGAGTTATGAGATGGAAAGGACTCGCGCCTTTAGAAACCATCCAGACTATGATTACTATGGAAATTACATTGGTGATGCATTAATTGATGAAACGATTGTCTTACAATCAAAAGTAAAGAAAACGAAAATGACTCTTAAGGAGGCAGCATAATGTTAGAAGGTAAATTAAAATACGTTTTATTAGCAATTCTTACATCTTTCGCAATATTCTATATGGTAGATGCAATATTTGAGTTTTTAAATATGCCAGACGTTTACGTCAGCAATTCTACAGGGGAATGTGAGAGTGTTGTTAATTATACAGATAAAAAATCTTACTCCTGTAGTAATCTTCCTAACAAATATAACCACATATGGGTACGATAACATGGGAAAGATAAACATAGCATACTGCGATTACTTAGCCTATACCGTCATCTATCCATCTCTTGAATATGATCAATATAGAAAGGCAATCGTCAAAGAATTGGGTCACGTTAAAATTGACGAGAAAACAAAAGAAGGCTTTATTCCTTCTACTACCAGAGTTATTGAATTGACTGATAGAAATGATAGAAAATATAAGATAACAATTGAAGAAACTTCTTGACAAAAGTTGTTTGATCTGGTAAAATGCTTGTATAAATTGATAAAGAGAGAGAGAAAATGAATATTATTGAAGTGAACATACAAGACGTTAAGAATTTCAAGCCTGGATATGAACTGGTTGAATATGAGGCTGGAACTGATCCTATAGAAGACGGATTCTGTCTTTTAGGGTTTGACGAAATTGGAATGTTTTGTCAGAACCCCAGATACGCTTTTGTCGGTGAGGGTCAATAACATGGAACTAATTAACCAGTTTGACTATTTCAAAATGCCTATGTATGGTTCTAATGAACACAAATACAATCTCTATCTCGCCCGACATATCAACAAACAGAATAAAGGCTCTCGTGGAAAAGATAGTGAACGTCAAAAAACTTACAATGCCGAACATGCGTTTCAAAAACTAGTGAAAGATAAAGAGTTCAAAACAATAGAACAAATCAATAGATATGCAAAGAAAATTTACAAGTCGGACACTTGGATAAAACTTTGGGAAGCTACTCTAGAAAATGATGTCACCGCTTTAGTTAAAGCGCAACCAAAAGTCGCCAAACTTTCTTTGAAAAACAAAAACTTCACTGGAAAAACTGACGGATTTACTGTAAGTTTAAATCCAAATGGTGGATTCAATCTGTACACTTTACTCCACGAACTTTCTCATTGTCTTGGTCATATGCATCACGGCAGATCTTTTAGAAAAACATTACTCGTTCTGGTTGAAAGTTTTATGGGAACCAAAGAAAGAAGTGTTCTGGAATCTGAATTTAAGAAAAGAAAACTTCCATTTGGAAACGCAAGAAAACCATTGAGTTTTGATGATTGGATGAAGTCTAGAGAACGACTAGAAAGGGCTAGAGAAGAAAAAGATTTTAGAGAAGCATGTCTTAAAATGCATGAAAAACTGGAAAAAAGGAAAAGAGAAAATGACAGACGAAGAGCATCAGCCTAAATTTACTCCCGAAGAAATAGAAAACTCCGCGAGGATATTTAAGTCTGCTACGCCTAAATACACTCTGGACTGGTATTTGAAATGGGTATCCTCAGTCATACTTCTTTGTGGAATGGCCATAAGAGGAATCGAAGAACTCGCTTTTTGGGATCTGGTATTCTCACTGTCGGGTATGGTGGGTTGGTTATGTGTATCTATTTTGTGGAAGGATCGAGCGTTGATAATAGTTAACGGTGTGGGTCTTCTTTTCATAACAAGAAATTTAGTTGAATATATTACTTGACAACTCTTGTTTTATCTGGTATAATGACAGTATATTATTGAGAAAGTGAGAAATTATGTTTGAACATGTTGATGTGAATTTATCGGAAATCGATGCTAATACTACCGAAAAGGGTAGAATCTACAAAACAGACGAAGGTAAATCTTTTCCTTCGATCACCACCGTTCTTTCTATCCTAAGTAGAGACTCTATTGCAAAATGGAGAGCTCGAGTTGGAGAAGAAGAAGCGAATAGAATTTCATATCGTTCCACAACACGTGGAACCGCTGTTCATGAAATAATTGAGAAGTACTTAGATAATGACCCCGATTACAAAGAGGGGTACACTCCCGACATCATATCATCTCTGAAAGATGTCCAACCTATTCTTGATAAATGTATTGGAAAAGTTTACGCCCAAGAAGCTCCTTTGTATAGTGAACACTTAGGTGTTGCTGGTCGTGTTGACTGTATCGCTGAGTTCAACGGAAAACTTTCCATCATTGACTTCAAGACTTCAATGAAACCCAAGAAAAAATCTTGGATCAAAAACTACTTCATGCAAGAATCAGCCTATGCGATTATGTTTGAAGAAAGAACTGGTATTCCTATTACTCAGCTGGTCACAATTGTTGCGGTCGATGGTACTAATGATCCACAGATCTTTATAGAACATCGTGATGATTGGGTTCGTCCTCTAAAAGAGACTATCGCGAAATACAACGAAGAACAAGAATCTACTTGCGTTTTATTATAAATAGTGGTATAATAATCCACTATAGTAAAATAAGGCGTTAGATAATGTTAGTACACAAACACTTGATAGTACGTGCTGAGTGCATGGATCCACCCACATCTTCTGATTATGTAGAAAAATGGTTAAAAGATATGGTAGAATTAATAGGTATGAAAGTATGTAGAGGCCCTATCAGCGCCTATGTTGATGTAAAAGGTAATGAAGGAGCCACGGGAGTTGTTATTATTGAAACTTCTCATATCGCAATCCACGTATGGGATCATAGATCGCCCGCTCTAATACAGCTTGACGTATATACTTGCGGTGAGTTTGAACCTAGAAAGATCTTTAATGCATTAAAAGAGTTTGATATTATGAAACTTGAATACAAGTATTTGGATAGAGAACACGAATTAGTCGAGATACCAATATGATGAAGTTTAAAACTTATTTAACTGAAGAACTCAAGGCAGAGGATTATGAAGCCTCTATTGTGATGGGGTTTTACGAAATTACTGGTAGACCCATTGCAGATAAGAATCCGTTAGACTATGGTATTTCTGACAAAACATTTGATATAATTAAAAGTAATCCTAAAGCACTTGAAGCTGGTCGTAAGATTGCACAATCAGTATTGAAACAATATCCATCTCTCAAGAATAAAGAAGCAGAACAGTATGGTCGTGCAAAGGCAACATTGACCGACTTCTGGAAATCTTACGGAGCGGATAACATTACACCTAAGACAGATGTTCTGATTGGTGATATGCGATTCTCTGTTAAGATCGGTACTGCACAATTAATGTCTGGTGGTAAAGCAGAATCTACCGCCACATTCGAAGCTGCAACCAAGAACTCTAATCCCGAACTTAAAAAATCCCCACAATACAAAGCGACCACCGATGTCCTAGAAGGATTTGTTAAGTCTACTCTTGCACCATCTCAGTTACGTCCAATTATCAAGTCTGGTACTAACGAAGTGGTAAATAAAGCAGAGAAGGCGCACAAAGATTGTATGAAAGAGTTGGGTAAGTTATTCAACGAATCTAAATCATTCAAAGTTGAGTTTGCTCGAGAGGCGATGTCTGGATACGAAAAGTTCGGTAAGAAAAGTAAAGCAGCTGCGGAGTTCATGTTAGTCGCCACGGCAGACGGTGGTAAAGCTAGAATACATTCGGTAGATGATGATGCATATTGTATAAAGATTGCTAACATGATGAGACTACAGGCACGATTCAAAACAACACAGAGAAAATTAGTATCATATAAGTCACCTACCAACAAGAAAGGTGGTACAGGCGAATATAACTTTTGGTCAGTTATCTCGTTGATTGTAGACTCTATGCAAGACGCGGAAGAATTGAACGAGAGTATCGAACTACAGGAATTAAAACTACTGAGAATTATTCGTGGATGGGTTACTAAGACTTGGAGAAAGGTTACAACTTTCTTCAAAGGTGGTATAATGAAACTCAAGACGTTTCTTGGCATTACTCCCGATCTTTCATTTAAAAATAAAATAAAATTCTAATGAAACTACTTAAATTTTTTATATTTACATTTCTTGTTACGTCTTGTGCAAATCAAGAACGGAATGATGAAGACCTTCCAACGGAATCTAAAATTGAGTGTCCAAGGCATTATGTTGAATATTGTGAGTCGGGAAGGTTTGGTGAAATGGAATGTATATGTGTAAACAGATCTGTATTGTATGATCAACTAAGGAATCTCAATGGAAGATTTTAATCAATTTATAACTGAAAACAAAAATACTCACATGACTCACATTGAGGATAAAGTTCTTTATGGTGGAGTAAACGGCACTCGTCAAGCAATTCTAGCGTTACGTAGTCTTAGAGATATGTTGGCTGGTAAATCTTCATCTAAACTTTCGGTCAAGTGGGATGGGGCGCCTGCTGTTTTCGCTGGACAAGATCCTTCCGATGGTAAATTCTTTGTGGCGAAAAAGGGAATATTCGCAAAAAATCCCAAAGTCTATAAGACTGAGGACGAGATAGATAAAGACATGTCTGGAGATTTAGCCTCTAAGATGAAAGACGCACTGAAATATTTACCATCTCTAGGAATAAAAGGAGTCGTCCAAGGCGATTTCTTATTCTCAAAACAAGAATTAAAGAAAAAGAAAATAGACGGACAGAACTATATCGTCTTTCACCCCAACACAATCGCATACGCTGTACCAGTTGAACAGGCGAAAGAAGTTCTAAATGCAAAGATTGGCATCGTATGGCACACAACATATACTGGAAATACTTTCGAATCTATGAAGGCTTCATATGGTGTTGACGTTTCCAAATTCAGAAAATCTACAACCGTTTGGTCACAAGATGCAATGTTAAGAGATGTGTCTAGTGCGACTATGAATGAAAAGGAAACAGAAGAAGTTACCAAACACCTAAGTAAGTGTGGAGTATTGTTCAATAAAATTTCTGGAACCACGTTAAGACAGTTGGAGGCGAATCCAGATTTGGCTCAACTATTAGAACAGTACAATAACACTTTTGTGCGGAAGGGAGCAGTGATTGGCAACACTTCTATGCATGTAAAGGGTCTGTTAAAATGGATAAAAAACAAATTTCAGAAAGAAATGGATAAAAGAAAGACGGACAAAGGTAAAGCTGTACAAAAAAAGAAATTAGATGACATAATGACATTTTTTTCTGACAAAAATAAAAAATCACTTGTCAGTATGTACGAATTACAAAAAAGTATTATACTTGCGAAGTTAATTCTTATAAATAAACTTAACAGACTTAAGAAAATTGATACTTTTGTCAAAACACCCAATGGTTACAAAGTAACTGGAGAAGAAGGTTACGTAGCTATTGATACGATTGGTGGTGATGCGGTGAAACTGGTTGACCGTATGGAATTTTCATACAACAACTTTTCACCAGATATACTTAAAGGATGGGATAAACCAACTAGGAACTAAGATGGCCAAAAAAATTCTAGGATTAAAGGATTTTATTGCTATTGACTACACCATGAGTGGTGACGAACAATTAGCAAAACAATCACAGAAAAGAAAAACTGAAGAAGTAGAAGATACAAACGAAGTTTTAAATATCGCCCAAAGACGTGCCGTAGGTAGAAGAATGAAACGGATGAAGGCGAAGATCGCTATGGGTAAAAAACGTGCTGCTCGAAAAGTTGCCAGCATGGATAAACTAAAGATACGTGCAAGAAAACAGGCACGTAACATGCTTATCAAAAAAATAGTAAAAGATACCCCTAAAGCCGACTTGTCGATGGCGAGAAAAAAAGAAATAGAAAAACGACTTGAAAAACCCGCATTTCAGAATAGAATAGCAAGAATAGCTAAAAAGTCTTTACCAAAAATAAGACGAGCAGAAATACAGAAGAAACGCGGAACTAAAAATAATCAAGTTGGTGGATCTAAATAATGTCGATAAAAAACTTTTCTCAGTATCTTATCGAAGCGGAAAGAGAAGTCTTCTTCACTTTTGGTAGAATGAACCCTCCTACGATTGGACATGGCAAAGTAATGGATGTCCTATCTCAAAAATCTGGGAAAGCAGATTACAAAGTATTTGTTTCCCAATCACAAAATTCTAAGAAAGACCCACTATCGTACAGTGATAAAATAAAACATATTAGGAAGATGTTTCCTAAACATGGCAGAAATGTTATGGTCAATAAAAAGGTAAAGACCGCATTTGACGCCGTATCGTCTCTATATGACCAAGGTTACAAAAATGTGACTATGATTGTTGGCGCAGATAGAGTGAGAGAGTTTGATGTTTTATTGAAAAAGTATAATGGTGTAAAAGGTCGTCATGGATTTTACAATTTTAAAAATATAGACGTGACTTCTGCTGGAGCTAGAGATCCAGATGCTGAAGGTGTGGAAGGTATGTCCGCATCCAAACAAAGAATGAACGCGAAGAATAACGACTTTGTTTCTTTTTCTCAGGGTGTTTCTAAATCCATGTCTAACTCGGATGCGAGAAAGTTATTTAATGATGTTCGTTCTGGTATGGGCTTAAAAGAAACTACTGAGTTTAGAAATCATGTATCACTTTCTCCACTGTCTGAAGAACGAGAGGCGTTTGTTAAGGGCGAACTGTTTTCGGTGGGTGATGTCGTAGTAATCAAAGAATCGGAAGAAATTGGTACTGTCACTCAATTAGGAGCCAACTTTGTTATAGTTGAATCGAATGGTAGAGAATATAGAAAGTGGTTACATGCGGTAGAGAAGATAGACGAGGATTGTTGGGACGGATACAAACAAGTGGGACTTAAAAAGAAAGGAAACAAAATGGTTCCCAATTGCGTCCCAGAAGTTAAAGAAAAGAAAATGAGTGCAGCTCAACTTAAGAAAAGAGAAGAGATTGCAAAAGCGATAGAAAAAGAGAATCCTGATATGCCTATGGATAAGAAGATGGCGATAGCAACCGCTCAGGCTATGAAAGTCGCGGAAGACTTAGACATTAAGACCGTTGGGTTTGACAAGTGGCTATCGATTATAGAAAGACAAGATCCAGATATAAAAGATAGAGAAGGAACGCAACCAGCAAGATATCACAAGGGTCTTAAAAAGTCTACTAAGACAAAACGAGATGCACACTTTAAAAAACATGGTAAGAAGTCCGATGATGACGCTTCTGCATATAAACCAGCGCCAGGAGACAAAACCGCGAAGACCAAACCTTCAAAGTACACTAAGGCTTATAATGACATGTATGGTGAAGAACATGGCGCTGGTGAAGAAGGAACTGGAGACTTACTAAAAAAATATAAAAAAGACACTCCGATGGAGAAAACAATAAAAGAAGATTCTTTTGCGGACAAGTCTAAGAAAAGCGGAATATCAGTAGCGACATTAAAAAAGGTTTATAATCGAGGTGTTGCTGCATGGAAAACAGGACATAGACCAGGCACTACTCCTTCACAATGGGGTCATGCTCGAGTCAATGCATTTATCGTAAAAAAGAAAAAGGGAAACCTGAATCACGACAAGGATTTAGCATAAAATGAAAACATTTAAAGATATAAGAGAAGGCGCAGAGAATTACACTGTGAAAAAGGGCCCCTACACTCGTAAGGTTGATGGTAAGACGGCCGACAAAATGAAAAGACAAGGTTGGAAGTTAGTCGCACGTGAAGAAATCGAAGAAGTTCGTCAAATGAAAGATCCTAAAAAGGATGTCATGGTGGTCAAACGCGGTAAGACTATTGTAATTGATAAGTCTAAGGAAAAAGAATATCTTCGCAAGGGTTGGTCTTTAGCTGAGGCAGTATCTCCAGCTCAACAAGCGGCAATCGCAATCGCCAAGAAAGAGAAAGGTGAGAAATCCAAGACTGAAGATAAAAGTCAGTTTATCTATGCAGCGAAACAGGCAAAGAAGAAAGGCGAGACAACTTTCGTGTTTGCAGGCAAAACTTACAACTGTGAAGAAGTTTTAGAGGACAAAGAGATATGTCCTAAGTGTGAAGGCAAAGGATGTGATCACTGTGATAACACTGGTTACCACAAAGAACCTACTATGATGCCACCAAAAGATGAGGCTCACAAAAAAGGATCTAAGTGTAAAACAGAATCATTCAAGTCTTTTAATGAAGCGACTATAATACCACAAGTAAAAGATATCGTTTCAAAGAAACAGGCAAAAAAAATTCAAGGTGTCATGGTCGATATGTTTACCGCATCGGCTATTTCTCAGATTTATGATAAAGTAAATGATACTAATAAAACGAAAATGGACAAGATGAAAATAGGTCAACTCGCTAATCTCGCAATGAAACTCATGAAAAAAGAAGAGATTGAACTTGAAGAAAAGAGATTCAGTGCAAAACGTGACGCAATGAAAGATATGGGTAAGTCGGGAAAAGACTCAGCGGACGATGATGATTATAAAGCTACCGATGATGATAGAAAGGCTGCAAGTAAAAATGTAATATCTCAAATCAGACGTGGTTGTGACATGCCTAAAGGAGTTATGTTAAACTTCAAAGATGGATCTAGTAAAAATTTCCCCAAGAAGGCTTGTCAACTAGTCATGACAAAGTTTGATTCGATCAAGAAACCAATGGTAAAAAGAAAGTTTCAAGACATGGTGAATCAATCATTTGCTGGGTTAAAGAAAGCATTGAGTATGAAAGGATAATCATGAAAAGATTTTCACAATTTATATCTGAATCATGTTGTGACGATTGTTCTTCATTAGACGAAGAACTCGTCATAGAAGATGCCGTTTACGTTTCAGAAGATGGTAAAAAAGAAAACGTAAAACTCAATAAGATTCAGAGAGGTGGAACTAAAAAGTTCTACGTATACGTAAAAAACGACAAAGGAAATGTGGTAAAAGTCTCTTTCGGTGATCCTAATATGGAGATCAAGAGAGACGATCCAGCGAGAAGAAAAAGTTTTCGCGCTAGACATAACTGTGACAACCCAGGCCCAAAGTGGAAGGCGAGGTATTGGAGTTGTAGACAGTGGAGAGCTGGTGCGAAGGTTGAAAACTGATGCAATCTTTTAAAAAATATAAAGAATCTGGAACGGTGTCTGAGGCACCTACAGGCAAACTGATAAAAAGAGTGATGGCAAATACGGTTCAGAAAAAAAAGTATAATGCCGCACTTAAAGTTCTGAAAAATCTCTGGACTAGGAAACAAAAAGAGAACCCAGGCCGTCATGGTCTTGCATATTATGCTAGTGATATAGCAAATCAATATAATATAGATACCAAAGTTTTAGTTGGTATCGCAAATAAAGCAGGCCTCTAATTTTATAAATAGAGTAATAAATTTAATTTTACAATGGGAAAGTCCGAAATGGCAGATCCACAAGAAAAATGGGTAGATGATCGTTTAACACGAATCGAAGAGAAAATTGATAAACTTTCAGAAGCAATGATATCCATTGCACGAGCAGAGGAAAAACTCATCGCAATAGAAACAGCGCATCAAAACCAATATAAAAGAATTAATAGATTGTCAGAGAAAATTGATAACCTAGAAAGTAAGGCTGATGAAGCTCATCGTGCCGTTAAAATCCTATATGGGGTAATGTATATTACTGCAACTGCCGCCATAGGTACTATGTTTAAAATATTAACTATGAATATTAACTAAGAGAGACTATAAAAATGTCAAATAATAAACTAATGGGTGCGATAGAGGCATATAAAAAAATGGTCTCAGATGAAGCACTAGAAGAAAAGAAAAAATTAGATCCCGTAAACGATAAAGAGAACGACAAAAAGTTTAAAGATCGTAAAGATAAGGATATAGATAATGATGGTGATGTCGATTCATCTGACGAGTATCTTCATAAGAAGAGAAAGGCGACTGATGATGCTATAGATGGTGGTAAGAAACCAGCTAAAGAAGAAGTCAAGAAAAAGGAGTCTGAGAAGACTGAAAAGGAGTTGGAAGACGAAGATGAAGATCCAGTAATGACTGATAAAGAACCTAAGTCTGATTCTGATATGAAAAAGAATCCTAAAACCGCTGATAAAAAAGCAGAAATTTCTAAGATAAAGGAATCTTTTGATGCTATGTGGGAACAAATCGAAGAAGCTTTAGGGAAAAAAGTTCCAGATTCAGCGGCAAAACCAGAAGAGATGATGTCTAAGTCATCACCTAAGTCAAAAGAATTCGCTAAGCAACATGACGCTGACAAACCAGAAGTTGTTGCTGATGGTGAAAAGGCTGCAGAGACAGCTGTCAAAGCTGGAAAGGGTGGGCCTTCTAAAAAGAAAAGACCTACCGACAATCCAGCTGGGGACATGAAACCAGTTAAAAAGTAAAAAAATAGAGATAGTACAATGGAAACTGAGATATCCCTGTTCGCATGTTCTTTAGTTGCTTTAGTTATTGGTGTTTTAGGTTATTTTATGATATTTAAGAAAACTGATCCAGAGACGGGAAAATTAAAATCTAGGTTTCTAACAGAAGCTCCTTCATATAAACCTCTAGAAAAAATGAGTAAAAAGGAACTGTTAGAATTTGCTAGACATCATGGAATAGATATGGTAAAAAATCTCAAGAAAGGAGATATGGTAACCACACTAAAAAACTGTGGTTTGAAAGAAGTTTTAGATTAATTTCTTGTGAAATTTTATATTCTTACATCCAAACACATAGAGTGTTTGCAGAGACATTTTGTGCTGCTCCCTATGCCCCAGACCGTAGTTGTCATTAACTCATTAGATAAGGGTTATGTTGATACTGCGGTTTCTTTTTGTTCTAAATTTGATATAGAATATCATGTAACGGAATGTGATGGAACACCAGCAACTGGTAAAAATTCGGTTTTACAGTTGTTTTTAAACAGCGATGAAGATTATATGGTTCATATTGATGGGGATGATATGTTAACTCCTTATGGAGTGGACTTATACAAAAGACTATCTATGAGAAAAGATGCGCCTGAATGTTTGGTTCTATATAGACAGAGAGCCGTTAAAAAATCAAAAAAAGGTTCTCATTATATTCATTATTACCCTTTTGATAAATCTAGTCATGACCACCAAACGATGACTAAAGAAGATATAATAAATTATTTTAGACAAAAAGAAACTGGAAATTATAATATTGAAGAAGCGGAAAAAATAGCTGAACATAGACTAGTATTTAATGACATAGTAAATAAATATGGTGAATCTCACGAGTCAATGTGTAGAATAGTATTCATATCAAGAAAATGTGCTGAACTAATGCATTATGATAATTCTCTGATAGTGGGGGAAGACACTATTCAATTTTTAAAACTCAAAAGGATCGCTCTTAATGGTGGTCTAAATATGGTAAGACATAAGGAAAAAATAAATCCCACATATCATTATATGCAAGATTTTGATGGTACTGTAAAACAAGACGACTGGGATTGGCTTGAACCGTTTAATAAAGCGGTTTTCAATATAGAACTTCCTTTAAAATATAAGACTTTACCAGAGTTTTTAGATAATGAAATTAACAAATAAAAATTTAGTATTATACGCAGCACAACATTATTATAATCCAACATGCATAGATAGTGAAGAATTTTACTCTGATCTAAAAAGATTTAAATATGTTAAGCGTTTATTGAATAAATATGTACTGACTCAAGAGTTATCCGAAAGATTAATTTTGAATCATCTTATTGTTATATTCAACGTGTTTGGATATGAAGCGGGAATAGAAATGCTTGCATTAAAAATTGAAGGTATCGAACAGTGGTCGACACTAAAACCATTTTTGATATTCTTAAAAGCTATAACCAATGACGATCTTACTGGAATTTCTATGAACAAAAATGTAGTAAAAATATTAAGAGATATGAGATAATGGGAATATTAAAATCAGCCGCTGATCTAGTGTACACAATAAGATTTTTAAAATTATTGACCACCCCTATCAAAGAAACAGAGACCTTTAAAGCTGGAATTATAGACGAAAAAGGAAAAAGACGTAAAGATTTTGATATGGGCAATATGGAAAATCGGGAAAAGTACAGAGAATATTATACACCGTTCCATAGACTCGTTTTCAACATAAAAAAGATCATGGCAAAAGCTCCAGGCCTCGGATCTAAACTCGGTTCATACGCGGCCGCATTATATCTTATTAAAGAACATGGAAATCTTGATCAAAAGGGAATCACTAAAATACACAATGACACAGGCATTGATATTCTTGACATTTTACAAGAACAATCTGAATGGTTTGTGGTGGAAAATCATCAACTATCGCCTGGAGTTTACAGAATAAAAAATGATTCTGTCACATCTAATTACATCGAACCAGTTTCTTCTAACGATCAACTTCGAATAACTGAAGAAAAATCGCACCCATGCGGAGAAATACTGGGCGTGAGAATTTATGAAGCTGTTCACTTAAAATCTCAACAACCTTTATATGTAACTACAGGCGAATTAACGAAATGAATCTTGTAGAGGACTGTAAATTTCTTACTGAAGGATGGTATATAAAAGAAGGTCATATAGTCCCACAGACCGCAACCTGTTTTATACTAAAATCTATATTAGAAATAACAAATTGTAAAAACATATTAGAAATAGGTTTTAATTTTGGACATAGTGCTTATACATTCATGACATTAAATCCTAATCTAGAATATCATTCCGTTGATATTTGTCAATACAAATACACCAAGACAAACTTTGAAAAACTTTCCGAAATATTCGGAAATAGGTTTACTTTTACTGAAAAAAATTCTAGACGTTTAAAACCCGAAGAAATAGAAAAATATGATTTAGTTTTTGTTGATGGTGATCATAGTACTCATGGTATGTCTAGTGATTTAAATCTTTGTAATGAAGCAAAAATAAAATATATATTGGTCGATGATTATGTTAGATGTTTATCAGAAGAAGAAAACATTTATCCAAAACAACTGATAGATTACTTTCTATCAAAGAAAACATTTCCTTACCATAAAATAAAGGAATATATTTACGAAGCAACTGACAGAGCTAATCATATGGTTCTTTTGGAGAGAGAAGAATGAAAACATTTAAACAGTGGAAAGACAAGTTTGAAGAAATGGCTTCTACATCTACCGCCTCGGTCGTGGGAACGGGAGATGACAGTTCTACAGTAGTTGTCAGAAAAAAATATGATAGAAAAAAGAAAAGAAAGGATATCCCACCTATCCTACAAAGAATGATAGACAGACGAGAAAAACCCGAATTATAACTTTACAAAGTTATCTTTTTGTGATATAATACCACCTAGTAAACATAAATAAATAACAACTAAAATTATAAGAGAAAAAAACGATGGATCAGTATCAAGAATTTATACACAAAAGTCGGTATGCTAGATGGCTTCCCGAAGAAAAAAGGAGAGAGAGTTGGGACGAAACTGTATCAAGATATGTGAAGTTTTGGAAAGATAGAAATCAAATAAACGAAGATGTGGAGAATAGATTATATAAGGCAATATATGATCTAGATGTCATGCCATCAATGAGATGTGTAATGACCGCTGGAGACGCTTTAGATAGAGATAATGTTGCTGGATTCAATTGCAGTTATCTTCATATAGATTCTCCAAGATCATTTGACGAACTCATGTACGTCCTTATGTGCGGTACAGGAGTAGGATTCAGTGTCGAAAGAAGTTTTATTAATAAACTGCCAGAAGTCGCAGAAGAGTTTTACACTACAGAAACTCAAATAGTAGTCGCGGATAGTAAGATTGGTTGGGCTACTGGATTTCGAGAATTGATTAGTTTATTGTATGCCGGTAAAATACCAAAATGGGATTTAGGTAAGATTCGACCCGCTGGTGCGAGATTAAAGACATTTGGGGGCAGAGCCTCAGGCCCCGAACCACTAGATGATTTGTTTAACTTCTGTGTCAATGTATTCACTAAGGCGAAAGGAAGAAAACTTACTTCAATAGAATGTCATGACATTGTTTGTAAGATCGCTGACATAGTTGTGGTTGGTGGTGTTAGACGTTCTGCATTGATAAGTCTATCTAATCTTTCTGATCCAAGAATGGCAAAGGCTAAGTCTGGTGACTGGTGGAGAACTGAAGGTCAAAGACGACTCGCAAACAATAGCGTTGCGTATACCGAAAAACCAGATTTCGAATCATTTCTTAGTGAGATGCAAAATATGTATGAGTCTAAGGCTGGAGAAAGGGGAATATTCAGTCGAATCGCTGCTCAAAAGATTGCCGCTCGAAATGAGAGAAGAGATTCCAATCAAGACTTTGGAACCAATCCATGTAGTGAAATCATATTGCGAAGTAATCAATTCTGCAATCTATCGGAAGTTGTAATTAAAAATGGGGATACCTTAGAAGATCTAAAAGAAAAGGTTGAAGTAGCGTCAATCATTGGAACGCTTCAAGCAACATTAGTAGACTTTAGATATCTTAGAAACATATGGAAAAGAAACACTGAAGAGGAAGCTTTGCTCGGAGTTAGTTTAACTGGTATTATGGATCATTCTATACTCGGAAAGGTTTCGGACAAAACTGAGGATTGGTTAGGAGAATTAAAAAATGTTGCAATTGAAACCAATAAAGACTGGGCAAAAAAACTTGGGATTAATCAAGCAGCGGCTATCACATGTGTTAAACCAAGTGGCACTGTTAGTCAACTTGTCAATAGTGCTAGCGGTATCCATCCTCGTTTTTCTAAGTATTATATTCGTAGAGTTCGGGCTGACGAAAAAGATCCACTTTCTGTGTTTATGTCTAATCGCGGTTTTCCTGTTGAACAAGATTTGATGTCACCACGTTCTAAAGTTTTTAGTTTTCCAGTTAAATCACCTAACGTCAGTGTGACAGTAAAACAAACAGGCGCAATGGAGCAACTTAGACTTTGGAAGGCATATCAAAACTTTTGGTGTGAACATAAACCTAGTATTACAATTTATTACACTGACGATGAATTTTTTCAAGTCGCACAATGGATATGGGAAAACTTTGATATCTGTTCAGGAATATCTTTACTTCCATACAGCGATCACGTTTATCAACAAGCGCCGTATGAAGAAATAGATAGAAAACAATATAATGAAATGTTAAAAATTATGCCCAAAGATGTGAATTGGGTAAGTGAACTCAAAGATTTTGAGGACGAAGATAATACTATCGGATCTCAAGAACTAGCGTGTGTTGGTGGAGCTTGCGAAATTGTCTAACGATAGTACCATATGGGATATTGAATGTCTCATATGTAACATTCATACACGTGTAAAAATTATACACAATTCTTCGGACGATGAGATACCTAGATTTTGTCCGATGTGTGGATCAGACGCGGACGCCGAAGAAATCGATGATTTTGAGGAATAGATAAAATTTACATATATATTCATTATGTGGATATATAAAGACAAAGAATTCAATCCCGATGATGAACTATTAAATGATCATGTCGGGTTTGTTTATTTGGTGACAGAAAAAGAAACAGGTAGGAAGTATATTGGAAAAAAGTATTTCTGGAAACCTAAAACTTTGCCTGTTACTAAAAAAAGAAAAAGAAGAGTGAGAACCAAAGTTCATTCCGACTGGATGAACTATTGTGGTTCTAGTGAACAAGTGAAATCCTTGGTTGAAGAAAGTGGTATCGAGGCTTTTGATAGAGAAATACTTCGTTTGTGTAAATCAAAAGGAGACTGTTCTTATTATGAAGCTAAGTATCAATTTCAATATGAAGTTTTAGAATCTACAGAATTCTATAACGAATTTATTGGGTGTAAGATACATTCTAGACACCTATCTGTTAACATGAAAAAATAGGAATTTATTATGCCCATAAAATGGAAAGAAGATACAAAAGATAGAAAAAAGAATATCACTCGATATTTCATATCAAAAGTCTCAGAAGAAGAACTAAGACAATCATTGACAAATGATAACATTCCAGGCAAGAAAAAACAAAAAGCTAGGAATGAGTTAGTTCGGAGAGGTTTATTAGCTTAAATGAAAATCGCCGTTCTTATAAGCGGAAACTTTCATCCATATTTAAGAAGAGAATCTTTAGTACAAAATTTATCTTCACTTCAGAAGATTTTCAAGGACTGTGATATTTTCTATCAAACTTGGGATGACTCTGAAGATCGACATGTGTTTAAAGATATCTCTTCCTTTGTGGATATTGATTGGGCGCCCAAACCAGATCTAGCTACTTATGATCCCTACCTAAAAGCCTATAATGACCTACCCCCTAAAAGTTTTTCTGGTATATCGAGAATAAAAAATAATTCGCCTTCAGCCAAAAAAATGAGAGCGCACGGTTGTTTTCAACACCTATCGCTTTTCCGTCAATTCAATATGATTCCTAAAAAATATGATTTTTATATCAGAACAAGATGGGACGCATATTTTAATCAAGACTTTCCACTCAAAGATGTTTTAGATATAGCAGAAAAAAATGTTGTAGGCATCGCGACCATACCAAACCATCCATCAATATTAAATAAAGTCTCAGTAAAATCTAGTGATTATTATTTACATGTTAGAGCTAAAAGACAATCTGTGAAGAACCAAGTGGATAATGGATATTATTGTATTATAGATCAAATCGGTTCTAAAAATAATTATGAACCCTGTAAGTGGGATTATTATTTAAAAGATTTTTGTATCATTTTTAAGGAAGAAGATCTTTCTGGATTTAACATTGAAGAGTATTACAAAAATGAAAAGTTGTATGGAGCTGAATATGGATGGCACCAAATTCTTTGTAGAAAAAGAAGACATATCAATATAGATGGACTCGTTTCGATTTATAGAAATATAGATACCAGTAAAAGAATGTTTGATAAACTTATGGAAGTTAAATTACTATGAACGGATTGATAAAATTAATTTTATTTGACTTAGATGGAGTTCTGATAGATGCTAAAAAAATACATTTCGAAGCATTGAATCAATGTCTAGACGAAAAGTACAAAATATCAGAAAAAGAACATTTATCATTATACGATGGATTGAAAACATTCCAAAAATTAGAGATGTTAACAATAAGAAAAGATTTAGATGCTAAGTCACACTCTAATATAAATGAAAGAAAACAAGTTCTAACAAGAAAAATGTTTTCAAAACAAGAACCGATAAAAGAAATATGCGAACTTTTCGTTCGACTAGAGGAGTTGGGATATAAGATCGGAGTATGTTCTAATTCTGTTAGAAGGACAGTACTAACTTCTTTGTCAGGCGCAAAGTTGATTCAACATTGTTCAGTAATTTTATCTAATGAAGATGTGAAAAACGCTAAACCTCACCCTGAAATTTATTGGAAAGCAATGTCTATGATGGGCGTTCTTCCCGAAGAGACAATAATTATAGAAGACAGTCCAGCTGGATTACTTGCCGCACAAAGATCTCGAGCTAATTACATACGAGTGGATAACCCATATGACACCACCATAAATAATATTATTTCTAAAATAGAGGGAGCTCCGATGATAAAAAAATGGAAAAATGAAAAATTAAATGTTTTGATTCCTATGGCTGGTGCTGGGAGTAGATTTAAAGAAGCTGGATATAGTTTTCCAAAACCACTCATTGACGTTAATGGAAAACCTATGATTCAGACAGTAGTAGACAATTTGGGTCTTGAGGCAAATTATATTTTTGTCGTACAAAAAGAACATAGAGAAGAGTTTAACTTAGACACTATGTTAAATTTGATTGCGCCTGACTGTAAAATCGTAGAAGTTGACGGTATGACAGAGGGTGCGGCTTGTACTGCATTATTGGCTAAAGAGTTTATCAATAATGACAATCCTCTATTCTTCGCAAATTCTGATCAATATGTAGAATGGGATGTGATGGAATTTATGTATGCGATGAACGAAAAAGATGCTGACGGTGGTATTGTTACTTTCAAAGCAACACACCCAAAATGGTCATTCGCTAAAACAGACGAACATGGTTTGGTGACTGAAGTTGCAGAAAAAAATCCAATTAGTGATCAAGCTACCGTTGGGTATTACTACTGGTCAAAGGGTAAAAATTTCGTAAAATATGCAGAAGAAATGATTCAAAAAAATATTCGTGTTAACAATGAGTTTTATGTTTGTCCAGTTTTTAATCAGGCCATACAAGACAATAAAAAAATCTATACACATACCGCCTCTAAAATGTGGGGCTTGGGGACTCCAGAAGATTTAAGGTATTATTTAGAGAATTTTAAACAATGAAGTTGTTTATACACATTCCTAAAAATGGTGGGATGACAGTAAGAAAGAATAGTAAGATTCGTCAACAACTACTATTTGCGACACCCAATAATCATAAGAATAGAATGTACACCCAAGGCCTTGAGGAAAAAATGTCACAAACAAAAGACCATCAAGGGTATGAACATGCACGTTGGAGAGATTGGAAACAAGATTTAAGAGAGAAATATAAAGCCGTTGCAATCATTCGTAATCCTTGGGATAGAGTGTGTTCTCGTTATATGTTCGCAAAGAAGGTAATGGAATACGAAGGAACTCAACCAGAAAATTATGCAGACACTTCATCTTTCGAGGCGTTTTTAGAAGAACGTCACAAATGGGGCGGACAAGAATACTTATGGCATCGTGCGATACGTGGATGGTATCCCGCATATGATCATGTATCAGATGAAGAGGGAAACAACCGTTGTGATATTTTGAGATTCGAAAACTATAATGAAGAAGTTAAACTTTACTTTGGATTGTTGGAAAATCCAAGAGCCAGAAATGTCACTCGTGTGCCCAATGATAAGGGTAAAACAGGATATGGAACTTCTTACAAAGATGTATATACTAAAAATACCATCCAAATAATTGCTGATTGGTATAAAAAAGATATCGACTATTGGGGGTTTGATTTCGATAGTGGTGCAACAAAAAATTATTGGAACTATTAAAAAACACTTGACAAAACTTGTCTCTCTTGGTATAATGGTTACATAAATTAATGAGAGAGGATTTTATATAATGTTAACATTTGATGAAGCTTGTCACTATCTCTGGAGAGAAGAAATCACTGATTGGGGAAAACATGATTACGTTCCCAATCACGTGTACATTACTAAGGGAGCAACACTTGCTGGATACGTCCCACGTGGCACTAAAAATGTAATAATGTATGATAAACCAATGAGAACTTGGAGCGTTTCTCGAAGAAGGTTTAGAAAACTCAATAGAAAAGAAATAAAAACTTATTTTGAAAATGAGTAAAAAACACTTGACAAGGAAAGTAAAATAGTGTATAATAATGTATTAATTATGGAGATAAAAAAGTGAGTAACATGAGCCGATTAGTTTTTGAGATTCAAGAACTATATGAACAAGGCGAGACCGTTCAGTATATTAGTGAACAACTTGCCATTCCTCAAGATTTTGTTGAGGATGTTGTTTCTTCTATTTGGGAGTATTAGTAATGAATATCTTTAGATTGCATGACAATCCAACTACAGCTGCACATATGATGTGCGACAAACATGTCGTAAAAATGGTCATTGAGTATGGTCAGTTATTGTCTACCGCACATCGAATATTGGACGGTGAAGAATATACTGATCGAACAAAAGCTGGAAGACGAATCAAAAGATGGAGACTTAGAGAAAGGTCTTTAGAAAAACAAATTTACAAAGCTTGTCACGTCAATCATCCATCTGCAATCTGGACTAGAGAGAACCTAAAAAACTATCAATGGTTATATGATCACTTTGTTGCTTGTGCAAAAGAATATGAACATCGATATGGTCGTGTACATGAGACTTTTCGTAAACTAAAAAGCATATTATTCAGTGCTCCTAAAAATATCAAAGAGACTGATAATGAAACTATTATGCCGCAATGTATGCCAGACTATTGTAAGGAACCTATCGTCACGGAAGGTTATAGAAAGTACTATCGTAATGAGAAACAATATTTTGCGAAATGGACTAATAGAGAGGTGCCGAGGTGGTTCCTAGAGAGTTAGGGATATGGACTCTAAGAATAATGTTAATTTTTTGGCTTAGTTTTTTACCAAAAGAACATGATGCTCTCTACGGAGTTTTAATGAGTATTCGAAAATTTAATGAGTGTCGAATATTAGTGATTACAAATGAGTGAAATGTCAAAATTATTTAATAAGTTTGGTTCTGACAAATCTCAGAAACACCTATATCATAATGTATATGAAACCTATTTTAAAAAAATAAAGAATAAGGATATAAAACTTCTTGAAATAGGTACTTTTAACGGAGCATCAACTGAAGCTTTTTACAATTACTTCCCTAATGGAACTATTTACACGATAGACATTTTTACAAGAAACAAACCAGAAAATCTATCGATCCTTGAGAAAGACAGAGTCCGTTGGTTGAAATCGGATAGTACAGATCCAAGTTTAGTCGATAAAATAAAACAAGCTTGGGGTGACATAAAGTTTGATTACATAATTGATGACGGAGCTCATTGGCCAATGGCAAATTTATTAACATTTAAAAACTGTATGTCATTCCTAACTAAGAATGGAATTTATTTTATTGAAGATGTCTGGCCTTTAGATAAAATGTCTTCTATAGAGTTAAACAATAAATGGTTGAGAGATCGTCCCGATCTATATAATAAATCAGACAACAAGAAATTTTTAGAACATTTAGATAACTACCATGTCACCCACCAAGATCTACGTAAATTTACTGGTAATGGTGACAGTTACGTTATAGAAGTTAGACATATATAAAGTATGAATAAATAAATTATATATACTATCATATATTATTAAGAGGTATTAATTATGGCTTATCCAGAAAGAAAACTTGAAGTTTTTGAAATATTAGAAGAATTTAGTAAGGCTAAAAATAAATCTTCAAGGTTGGGTGTTTTGACTAAGTACGGAGATGTTCGTGCGTTCACAGACATTTTGCGAGGAACTTTCGATGATTCTTTGAAGTTCAATTTGCCAGAAGGTAAACCACCATACACACCAAATATAGAAGAATCGATTCCATCTACTCTTTTAAAGTTACATAAAAACTTTGGTCTTTTCGTAAAGGGCGGGCCTGGTACTGATCTGCCCGCATTTAGAAGAGAGTTTAAATTTATTGAACTGTTAGAGTCAATTCATCCCAAAGACGCAGACTTGGTTATTTCTATGATATCTAAAGAATCGCCAGTCAAATTTTTAACTAAAAAACTGGTGCAAGAAGCTTTTCCTGATTTAATACGAGAGTAATAATGCCGACTTATAATTTTAGAAATATTGATAATGATGAAATAATAGAAGTAAATATGAAAATTTCAGAAATTTCAAAATTTGAAGAAGAAAATCCTAATTATAAAAAAATTATCATGTCCGCACCTAAGTTGGTGACAGGACATACAACTGCTAGACAATTAGCTGGGACGGAATGGAATGATAAACTTAAAGAAATTAAAAAGAACGCTGGGACAGGTTCTACCATCAACACTTAGGAATAAAAGTATGAACAGGGAAAACGTGTTTGAAACACTAAAAATAGATGAAGGAGTAAAGTATGAAATTTATCTCGACCATTTGGGATACCCTACGTTTGGTGTGGGGCATCTGGTCACGACTAGTGATCCAGAACATGGACAAGATGTTGGAACGGAGATATCGAAAGAGAGAGTTTGGGAATGTTTCGAAACCGATCTGGACACCTCGATATTCGAATGTGAAGCTTTATACGAAGAGCGGACTTTTCGAGATTTCCCCGGCGAAGTCCAAGAAATCTTGGTTAATATGATGTTCAATATGGGAAGAACACGACTTAGTAAATTTAAAAAAATGAACGCTGCTCTGATTGATGGTGACTGGAAAGAAGCTGCCAAAGAAGGAAGAGATTCTCGATGGCATAGACAAGTCACAAATAGGGCTGAAAGATTGATGGTAAGGATGGAAAATGTCTGATATATTATTAAAGGCTTTAAAAAAGAAAATTGAAGGCGATCTCGCGGTGGCAAAGGCGAACGTATTAATCTACAAAGAAACTTCGGTAGGGATCGGAGAACATTCTGAGATTGTTCAATCTTTAGAAATGGAAGTGACAAAGGCTGCATCCGCTCAAGATAAATTAAAAATGGTCGATATTTTATTGAACGAGTCTAACGAATAGTATGTTAAAACACAATGATTCCGCTTTATTATTGAACGAGAATAAGACGATGACGAGAAAACCGGCACAACAAAATAATTGGACTACAATTGGAGATATGATAGAGTATCAAGAACGTAAAAGAAAACAAGCACAGGACAGAAGAAATGGCTAAAAATGCAATTTTTCAGTACATGATAACAAGTGATGTGGTTGACGCTCGTGGAGATATTCTAGGGTGGAATAGATCCGAATTATATCAATCTTGTGCGTCTTTTTCCAGAACTTCTTTTGAGAACTATGCAAAACAGATAGATGCTGATCACCACTACTCTGATAAAAGAGTTTTCACGAAAGGCCATGGATGTTCAACATCTCTTTTGTTTGAATGTCTTAGGGTGATATATGATCCAATGTTCGACAAGTATGATAAAGTTTTATTTGTTGATACCGATATTATTGTGAACACTAAAGAAAACATTTTTGATGCATGTGAAGATGGTGCAGAAATTTGTGGTGTTCTTGAATCTGATATCAGAACTCCGAATGGAGGTGGATATAATTCTTGGGATTATAAGAAAAGTACTTATGATGAATTTTGTTCTAAATTTAGTATACATAATTGTCCTATACTACCAACCTTACCGCCTAATAGACCATCTAAACTCACCATTTTAAATACGGGAGTTGTTGTTTGGTCTAAAGAAGGCAGACTAAGAGCTAGAGAAGAATTTGATTCTTGGGAAGATTGGTGTTATTCTAAACCAGAATTCCATATGTCAATAATGAATGATCAACCATACATATCAGCTCAACTTGGAAAACATGAGTTTGATTTAGAATGTTTAAATCAAAAGTGGAATGATTCTCCACATTATAAAACTGAAGATGAATTCTTTGAGAAAGCAAACTTCTGTCACTATACTGGTGGTGAGTGGAAAGTTGACATGGTAAGACACTGGAATAACGAACAATATAAAATACCAAACCCTTGGAATAGATCAACATTTCCATAAAAAACACCTTGACAAATACTGCGAAATAGTTTATAATACCCTATTGAATGGAGGAATAAATGAACGAAAAAGTAATAGTGGTAGATTGTGATGGAGTGTTGTTAGATTGGATCTATTGTTTCAAACAGTGGATGAAACGTCACGGTTATGAGTTGAACGAAGATGCTGAAAAAGAATATGGTATCTACGAAAGATATGGAGTATCTCAGAAAGAGGGAAGTAGATTAATCAGAATGTTTAATGAGAGTGCGGTGATAAGAAAACTGCCTCCTCTCAGAGATGCAATGAGGTATGTTAAGAAACTTCATGAAGAACATGGATATATATTCCATATAGTAACAAGTTTAAGTAATGATCAATACGCACAACATCTAAGAACCAAAAACCTAATTGAGTTATTTGGGCCCACAGTTATTGAAAAATACACTTACCTTGATACTGGTGCTGATAAAGATGAGGCTTTAGCGGAGTATCGAGACTCACAATGTTATTGGGTTGAGGATAAACCAGAGAATTGTGATGTCGGGATTGAATTGGGCATGAAAGGAATATTGATGGCTCATGATCATAATGCGGATTACTCTGGGAAGGGAATACGTCTACAAAACTGGAAACAGGTGTACGAAACTATTATAGGAGAAAGATAAATGTCGGAAGAAACTATTTCCGAATCTCTAAATGATGAAAATATCATAGTGAAAAAGGAAGAAATTGAATCAAACTCTGATTTAAAAATAACAAAGGTTGAGTTTCCATCTTTCGATAATTTAGAGTGTATGTCTAAAAAATTTATACTTTCGGAAAACTGAGAAAAAACGAACTCGATGAACCCTCTCACTTCGAGAGGGTTTTTTTATTATAAATAATGAAGTAATGATTTTATTAATAAGGGAATAAAAATGGCAAGAGCAAAAAAAACATTAACTGTAGATAGTGATGGTTCTCTCGCAAAAGCTGACACAAATGGTGATGGACATTTAGACGAAAGAGAGTTGCAAATGCATCTTGAGTTCAAAAGAAAAGAACTCGAAGACGCTGACGCGATGCGAGACGCACAGAGAAACATGGCATGGTTCGCGCTAGCGGGAATGCTTCTGTATCCATCGTTAGTTGTTATTTGTGAGTTAACTGGACTAAATCAGGCTGGAAAAATATTAGGTGATATGGCACCGACTTACTTTGTATCTGTTGCAGCGATTGTAGCGGCATTTTACGGTAAGGAAGCATTAATGAAAAAAAAGTGAGGACTAATAGATGGCACATAAAGATATAAACGATCATATACTATTTCCATTTTTAATAATCTGTGGAGCAACTTTTGCGATTGTATTTGCCTTTGCGAACGCGGAATATCGTGGACAACCAATGGGAAATAATTGTATCAATGAATGTTATGAACAACTTCTAGAAAGACGTGAAGTTGCCGAGTTAGCAAAACTAGAAGAAGAGAAGTTGATTGCTGCTGGTGTGATCGAAGCTCCAGTGGTCATAGAAGATCCAACTCCACCTATGTGGAATGGATGTGCTGGGTGTCATGGCATGAACGGTGAAGGTATGGGTATGTTTCCTAAAATATCTGGACAGAGTAAAGAGTATATAACAACCGCACTATCAGAATATAAAAACAGACAGGAGAGAGGAAGGCAATCCATGATAATGTGGTCGCAAGCTTCCTTTTTGTCTGACAGAGATATTGATACGCTCGGAGAGTTTATTAGTAGTTTGAAAAACTGATGGCTGAACTCGTTACTTGGAGAGGGACGCCGGGGGTTGGAGATTTTATGTGGGCTCTCAATTGTTGTCATCTACATTCTTGGAGAACTAAAAACAAAATAAATTTAGAGATGCACTGGTCTCATGATGAAAAGTATCTTCATCATTTTGAAGATCCAGAGACCATCATAGAAAGGATGCAATATATACATAGGTTTTATGACAGAAAAGACGATGTAAAGATATTTCATGTTATAAATGCTAATGGTCGATATAGTAAATGGAAATACGAAGATGATACAACTATATCTGAGTCTGGAGAAAAATATCAAGTAGCTAAAACTAGAGATAAAGCTCGTTTCTGGTTTCAGTCTGGTCATTTTTCTGATAAGCCTGGAGATGAAGTTCCAGAAAATGATTGGATATTCAAAGAAAGTGCCTTTAAAGAAACTATAAAAAACAAAATAGTTTTCTGGAGACCCACATTTAATGCGGAAATTCCAAGGACTTGGAAAAGACAATTAACACATGATGACTGGGAAAAAATAATAAAAACACTGGAGTCATATGGTTTCAATATGCATGAACTTACCTACAGAACTCCAGTAAGAGAGGCTATGTGGCATATCTCTACATGTCAACAAATTATATGTTATGATGGGATGTGGCATTATGTCGCAAAAAATTATTGTAAACCAATGATTGTTGTCAGTGAAGAGGGTGTTACTAAATATCATACTTTACACGCCGTTAGAAGTAGTCACAATCCAAAGGAAAATGGTAATATTTGGTACTGGATAAATAATCCAGAGATTATGTTATCCCACACAAAAAAGAAAGCAGATATTTTTAGAGAAAAAATTAGGACGATCCGAGAATGAAATTACCACTTAATATCGATAGAGCTGTTATAGAAGTAGTTGGAGGTTGTAACTATTCGTGTTCTATGTGTCCTCAAGATTTGAGAGTCGGAGGTCGTGATAGAGGATTCAGACGAGCGATGAAACTAGACGAATTTGAAGGTTATGTTGCGGACTGTGCAAAACATGGAGTCAGAGTTATTAACCTAGATGGTTCTGGTGAAGCGACAATGCAGAAAAAGCTTCCTAAATTTATAGAAGTAGTTAAAAAATACGGGGCCAAGGCCTTTATATTTTCTAATGGATTTAAAATGCAAGGTCAATACATGAAAGATTGTGTTGACGCTGGATTAGATTTTTATAGATTTTCTTTCATTGGTTCAGACAAAGAAGATTATACAAAATGGATGTATAATGCAATTGGTGGTACTTATGCGAAGATAAGACAAAACATTGAAGAAATGGTCGCATATGTAAATGAAACTAATTCAGACTGTGTTGTTGCGACATATCACTTAATAACAAATAACGAAGAAATAGAAACAGAACTAGAGAAGTATAAAAAGATAGTAAATGACTTGGGAGTAAAAACCGAAATATGGAAAATGCACAATTGGTCAGGCGTACAAGATATTTCTGGTATAGGCGAAAGAAAGGGCGCTGTAAAAACTTGTGGACGGCCATTCTCTCCAGACGTAGTTATTAGAGCTGGTGGATTGGACGGAAAAAAAGGAGCAGTACATCCATGTTGTCAGGTTTTAGGAAGGGATACAGAAGCTGTTTTAGGTCACATGGAAGATAATACCATAGAAGAAATCTGGAACGGTGAACTATACTCCGAACTAAGAGACCAACATACGTCTGGTAACTATCCAGATTTTTGTAAGAATTGTGATTTTTTAATTGATGATCCCGAAGTTTTGGTTTACACCAATCATGAAAGAGATCTTATGAAAATGCATGGTACAGAATTTGATTTAAAGGATTTCCAGAATCCAGAAAACTTATGAAAAGATTGATTTATCAAGTGTGTCTTGGAGAGAATAAAAATTCCAAGCTATATAAACATTGTATAAACTCCGTTTCAAAATATTGTGAGAAGTATGGAATTACTCATCATATATTGAGACAGCCTGTTTTAAAAATAAAACCTGATCCATTTTCAGGAAATCGTAGTACAGAAAGTTACGTAAAACATGGAGGCTATTTACCTATATATGAAAAAGAAGCCTCATTTGATTTATTAAAAGACTATGATCAAATTGCAATTATTGATTCTGACATTTACGTAAAAGAAACATCACCAAATATATTTGAAGAATTTGGAACTGAATATGCTTGGGGTGGTGTCGTTGAAAGGGAAATGCCAATAACTGAAGATTATTGTTATAAGATACGTAACTATTCCATGATGCAGTACGGTATCTTAAATAATAAAAAAATCGATTTTAAATACAATAATCTTGGTTATGAGTTCTATAATATGGGACTAATTCTTATAAATACTAGTAAATTCATACCCTTTTTAAAAGGTCAATCAGCCAGAGATTTTTTACTTCGGTTTGAATTTAGAGATTTTATAGATGGTATCGGTAACTGGAAGTGGAGCACCGACCAAACATTGTTAAATTATTTTTTAAAAAAGTATAATATTCCCACAAAACATCTTGATTGGAAATGGAATGGATTATACACCGCAAACACAAAGATAGATGAATGTCATTTCATTCACTTCTTTTTAAAAGATAAACTACCTTCGGGTGGTGAAAACGTAGAAGAACTGATGAGGAAAATTCTATGAAAACACAAGAACAGCTTTCAAGATTTGCTGTAAGTTATCCACACGGTGGAGCCTACTTAGCTACTAGTTTAGTGGGTCAATATATAATTGAAAAATATGGCGTAACAGGTAGAGATTCCGTAGAAACAGCTTTATGTGGTTCTGACTATGGATTTCATCCTTTGGTGCCTACCTATTTGCACTATGGTGAGGGTGATTCAGCTAACAGTCTCGGTACTGTAAGAAAAATAGAACCCCATCAAAAAATATTAATATCTAGAGATCCTTCAGATTGTTTGGCGGCTGTTTATTTGGATCATAAAGAAAAACATCCAAATTTAACCGCAGAAGATTTTCTCAGTGGATCCTCTGGTGCAAGAACTGCGTTTTGGTTTAACCACAATACATATGGAATTGATTTCTGTGATGTAATTCCTTATGAAAATATGGTAGAATATCCAGAAACTTGGTTGACTAGATTACTTCACAGATGTATGGGTGAACTAAATGAAGATAGTGTAGACTTGTCGGTAGTTGACTTTGTTGTTAATAACTCGAATGTTAAAAATTACCGAGAAAGTCGTCCTACCGAATACAATGACAGTGTTGGAATCTCACGAGTAGTTTTTAACCAGTCACAATTGGAGTATATACAAAGCAAATTGACCTAATTATATCATGATTGACGCCCATATTATTACATTAAAAAGTGAAAAAAGTCAAATAGAATTAACCAAAAGACTAGTCGAATCGATAGAGAAATCGGGGAGTGAGATCACTCCCCTTCTTTTTGATGCGACCACCCCACCAAAAATATCCATTCACTTACAAACACAATTCAAATATTTTGATTGGACTTCTTACAAATGGTCTTGGCCTGAAAGTAAAAGTTCTGAAGAATATTGTATCAAGTCAGGGTTATACAAACCCACATATCAAGCTAAAGATCAAAGAAAAATAGAAGCCTGTCTTATTTCTCATATGAGATTATGGGAAAAGTGTGTCTTATTAGATGAACCCATTCTTATATTAGAATCCGATTCTCTCTTTACTAGAAAATTTTCAGTAAAAGACATGGACAATTGCAATTGCGAAATTGTTGGATTGAATGATCCACGAGGAGCGACTAGACGATCTCAAATCTTTCATGATAAAGTTAGCGTGCGTGAAGGATTTCACAATACACCTACAGTAAATAGAACTGGAGAAAAATGTGTTCCACAGGGAATCGCTGGTAATTCGGCATACTATATAAAACCATATGGAGCAAAAGTTTTACTAGACTTGATTACAGAATTTGGAGGATGGCCTAACGACGCCATCATGTGTAAAGAATTACTAAATAATAAACTAAAGGTTGTGTATCCTTATTACACGAAGGTACAAGGGACTAAATCTACAACTACAGGGTAGTGACGTGAGAGCATTTGTAATTACTATTGAAGGACATGAAAAGTCTGAAAAATCAGCCGAAAGATGTATAAACTCTGGTCAGAAGTACGGGTTGCAAGTAAAGAAATGGAAAGCAACTACACCCAAAGATGATATCATAAGAATAGCAGTCAATCTAGAATTACCCATAAAGAATTTTATTGAACCTTATTCAAGGTCGGAAAATTGTCTTTCTGCGTTTTTATCTCATTACAGTTTATGGCAAGAATGTGTAAAACTGAACGAAACTATTGTTATATTCGAACATGATGCGATAGTCAAAGAACTTATAACTCCAATCACAACAAACTATCCTCTATGTTTAAATTTAGGAAAACCTAGTTACGGAAAATATCTCACTCCAAGTCGTTTGGGTGTAAATCCGCTTACAAGTAAAATGTATTTTCCTGGCGCTCATGCCTATATGATAAATCCAGTTGCAGCTAAAATACTAATTGGTCAGTCTATAATACACGCGAAACCCACTGATTTATTTTTAAATAAAAAGACGTTCCCATTTCTTCAAGAAATATATCCTTGGATAGTAGAATGTGATGATAGTTTTACAACCATTCAGAACACAAAGGGATGTTTAGCTAAACACAATTATAATACGAGTTTTGAAATAAGTGCCGTATGAAAGGAATGTTTCTGACAGGATGTGACAAGAATACCGAATGGCAACTCCCTTGGTTTCTCAATTGTTATTTTGAAACCAATAATAACCCTATAATGGTAGCTGATTTTGGAATGTCAGAAGAAATGATAGAACATCTAAAATCTATTGATGTCCGAGTATTTAAATACGGAACTAAAAACAAACAACCAGACGGATGGTTCAGAAAACCACGAGCGATTTATGAGGCAGCTTTTATGCACCGTCTCATATGTTGGTTGGATACTGATTGTGAAGTTGTTGGAGACATCAGCGGTATTTTTAGATATTATCAAAGGGGTAAACTAGGAATGGTTGAAGATCGCCCTTGGACAAAAAGAAAACCAAACAATGGGACTTGGTATAATAGTGGTGTAGTATTGACAGACCACAATTGGAATCTTAGACGATGGTTATTACTCTGTGAAAAAAAACCAGTTGGGGGCGATCAAGAAATACTTCACCATTCTCTTTCGGAAATACAAAAAATTGGAGTGATTGAACCCCTACCACATAAGTATAATACTCTGAGATTAGACTATATTGATGGTATAAATATAAAGAACCCTTTGGTGATTCACCATACTGGTGAAAAGGGTAACAACATTATAAGAAAAAAATTCATGGGCCAACTATTATAAGGAGAACATATGAATCAGTATCTTATATTTGTTATGGTTTTGGTTATTGGAGTCTTTGGTATGTATTATGATACCACTCAATCGAGAATAGAAACTTTAAACGAAAAGGTTTCAGATTCTCAGATTAGAGAAATGAATCAATATCAAAATTTAGAAAAACTTAAAGTTAAAAACGAAATACAAATAAGAGCTATAGAAAATCTCATAATAGAAAATGAAAAAACAATGAGAGCGTATAAAATAGTTTTAGAACACACTAAAAGAATAAAGGAAGAAAATAAATCATGTTCAACCAAATTTTCATAGGAATAATATTGGTACTTGCTTTCGGCTCTTGGTGGTTATATTCCGAAAATGTAACACTGAAAGAAAATGCGGTAAAATTAGAGTCTGCTGTAGAAGAACAAAAAGCAACAATAACCGCACTTCAAACATCATATGAAAAACAAGGGAAATCTTTAACTAATTTGCAGAGAAATTTTAATCAGATAGAACAAGAAAAAGATCAATATCTTGCAATATTTTCGAGACATAATTTCGATAAACTTGCACAGGCAAAGCCTGGTCTTATGGAAATAAGATTTAATAATGGGACAGCAGAAGTCTTTGGAGACATAGAGAATGATAGTAAGAATATTAGCGAGCTTGATGCTCCTGACATTCCTTAGCGGTTGTAGTACTCTTCAAAATATTTTTGGAGAGAAAGAGATAGAAATTATAACTAAACCAGTAAGGATCGAGATTATACAACCGACATTGCCGCGACCAATCGAGTTAGAGAACCCGAAGTGGTATGTCGTGTCTGAGGCGATTATTGCAAACCCATGCAAGGCGACTATATCTTTTGAACCTAAGAAGTTTGACAAAGATGGAAAGGAAAGATTCAAGAGACCGAAAGATTGTACTGAGACCGAAAGAGATAATCCAGATTGGCCTGTCGGTTATACATATCTAGATAAATTTCTAGATGAAATGAAAGATAAAAACAACGGTAAGGTGGTGTTTGTTGCTATGACCGTTGGAGATTACAAAATGATGTCTAAGAATACACAAGAACTGAGAAGATACATTAGAGAACTTGGTGAGGTCATCGTTTATTATAGAAACGTAACAATATATGACGAGGTTGAAGAATAATGTACGAGTACAATTCAAAAATCATAAGAATTGTCGATGGCGATACTGTCGATGTGGATATCAATTTGGGCTTTGGTGTAGTTTTTGCGAATCAAAGAATAAGACTCTATGGAATAGATACGCCCGAAAGTCGAACTAGAGATCCCGTAGAAAAAATATTTGGTAAAACTGCTGCAAAGTTTTTGGAATCTAAACTTGGTGAAAAATGCATCCTAAGAACAAGACTAGATAATAAAGGGAAATATGGTAGGATTTTAGGGGAGTTTGTTGTCTATGACGAGGTAACTGATTCCTATATGACCGTAAATGATATAATGATTAGAGACTATTATGCTGTAGAGTATTATGGTCAATCTAAGAATGAAATAGAAGACGAACACCTAAAAAATCGAGACCTACTGATAGAGAAAATGGGTCTCGATGATTATTCGTCCTTGATAGAAGAAATGAAACTGGATCTTTAAATGCGAGTAAATGTTCTGGGAAATGGTGATTACGCTAATCTCTATAAAAGATATAGTGCTGGTAAACTTTTGGTATGCAATATGCCTCCTATGGAATTGACTAGGGGTGAGGTTTATGCGAGTTGTATGGTAGACTTCAAGATGATGGCTGCCTTACAAGAAGGAAGTGTAAATCTTGGAATGTACGATTGGATACTAGGAAATAGGCCTAGACGTTGGATGGAAAAGAATCCAGCGTTTTATCTAAAATATTCTCAAAACATAAAAGGATTCTGGACACATCTACCACCCTACGCACAACTACCAGGCCACAAGAAAGAACAAGCTGCAACTAATTATAGTTGTGGTCATATGGCGGTAGATTATGCGTGTCGAAGTATGAGAGCGACTGAAGTTCATCTTTATGGATTCGATTCTATGTTTGATTTAAATCTAAGAAGTTATACTGATTTGTTCTTAGAGTCGGATAGAAGTAACTTGAATACACATAGATTAGCGACTAATTGGAGACCTATCTGGTCTAATCTTTTTAAAGAATTTTCGAATGTGGAATTTACAATTTATCATAGACACGATAAAATAAAGTTTCCAGTCGGAAAAAATGTAAATATTATAGCTGTTACGGAGTGATGATATGATTGAGACAATGAAAGGTTTTCTTGAAGAAAACTGGCCCAAAGTTAAAAAGTTTCTTTTAGAAACTTATGATGACTTTCAGAACGTCTGGATATATAAACCAAACGTCCTGATCTGGTGTGCAGTAGCGTTCCTTATCGCATTAATATACTGATATAATACGATCCATTAAGAGTAGTTCTTCAGGTCTTCCTCCGTCTTCTCTTACGGATACGTCCCACTCGCTTCTATTGGAAAATACTCTAGTAAGTGATTCTGTATTGTCTTCCTTTTCACCGAAAATAAACTTTGTAACATCTCCACCGTTGTAATACATATCTACAAGGTCAAAATCTGGAGTACAGATGGGAGAAAAACAAGATTTTACTTGTTCGGAAGAGAAAGATTCTTCATTTTTGGGAACTCCCAAGAAAACCACAGCATCAAACTTTGATTGACCCACAGGAAGGGAAAGATTAAATTCAAATTTTTCCATTCCGTGTCTATATTGACAACTAGTAGGAATCATAGAATTAGACAATCCGTTATTTTTATATAGAGCATGCATAATTCCTTTATGCTTTGATTCGGGTGGTTGACAAACTTTTATATCACCTGTGTAACTATACATTTTCCAAATTAATGGTATAAATTGTAATACAATGTTAGGATCTACTAACTGACTCATTCCTGTTCTTTCTGGGGGTAGTAAATCTACATGTCTGTCCGCATCCCAAGGCAACAACCAAGAATGTTGTCCAGTGTTAAAATGTCCCACAAATAAAATATTCTCATACCCCCTAGTCTTCAAAAAATTACAATACATAGGACTTCTGGATAGAGTTTCTTCAATAGTGTTAATATCACTTGAGGCATGACGTAGATATAATTTGTTTGCTTCTACGTTTTCATTTATCTGACCGTTTAGACTACGGGCCATATCTTCTTTTTCACTACCATATACAAATCGCCAAACGGGCCCGTTCTCATTAGTTTCTCTTAAAATTGTTTCGTTTATTGTGTTAAAAAACATGTATTAGTTTCCTTTGTAAATGTTGAGTATGTAGCTTTCAAATTCTTCTATTTTGTCTAGTCTGTTAGGCCAGAGTATATATTCTTTCTCAGGATTCTGTTTTAGATTCGTGAGAAGGGGTTGAACCGCATTAAATAATTTATCTAATCGATCCTGAGTAGCGTCCACAGTAGAAGAGACTGATTCTAACTTAGATGATGCGTGTTGTACCGCCTCAAGTTCTTCCTCGTTTACTAGTGTGAAACCAAAGTCAAATAATTGTTCTGTCATATGTGTATTTATACAAATTAAGTCTTGACTTTCCTTGTTTATATGTGTATAATGCATGTATTATTTAATTTTTTTGGAATACTTTATGATACATGTAAATATGACAAGATATCCGAGTGGTAGAAAAAAACAATTCAATGCTTGGAAATCTAAAAAATCATCGATACCAGAGTTTAAACCTTTTCAAGTAAAGCCTGTGTATAGGAGAGAAACTCCGCAGTACGCCTCGGTTGATTGTAGTGTTATGGATACGACAAAGTCTAATAGAAATGTCTATACTGGTCAAATGATAAAGGGTATTAGTACTATGCACAAATCGAACATGGTTCCTATCATGAATGATCAAGAAGCTAAAGATCATGCAAGTATGCGAAGATAAAAACTTCTTGACAAAGACTGTCAGGTATGTTATAATGGTCAACTATATTATGATTAAGTGAGGATATAAATGAGTATAAGTAAAGAAGAACGCTTTGCCTTGATTCGCCGTGCAGCCATGAAGGTGCAAAAAAGAAACAAGATAAAGCAAAGTGGTGACAAACTGACCGAAGAAGTTGTTAGACTAAATGATCAGTATCACAAAGAGAAAATATCATGGAGTGACGATGCGGATTATGCAAAAGTTCACTATGGTGATGTTTATAATGCAAACCTAGAAAAAGAATGGAGTTAAGATGAAAAATCTTATTGATTTGGGCAATTACCCACGTAACGATGTAGATCTGATTGCTCGAGAATTTGTCCGTCAAGTATATCTGGAGGTCATGGGAGACTATGCCAAAGAATCTGAAAAAACGGAAGAGGATCGCGACCAATCGGTTTTAGATAGAATCGAAGAGCTTCTAAAGTCTATTGAAAGAGTAATTATTCTTCTAGACGGAGATGACAAGTTTCTATTTCACATTCACAATCCTGAAGAAAATGGCGAATCCACTTCTGAAGAAGACGCTGAATACGATAGATTTTAAGGAGGTAGAATAATCGTGGAAATTTTTTATGATGATGTTATTCGAGCCTTAAAACAAGGTTCAGCGAATGTCAAGTTTATAAAGGTCAATGGAGACTTTAGAGACATGACGTGTACTCTAGACGAAAGCGTTATCGGTGTTCAAGAGGTTGATCCAAATGGAAAAACCAAAGTCAACCGTCAAGTTGTCAGATGTTTTGATACAAATGCCGATGGGTGGAGATCTTTTAGATTGAACTCTGTTCTAGAATTTTCAAGTAATATCTTTAGTTGGACTCAGTGATATGGCTAGAAAACGTATGAGTGAAGAACAGAGACTCGCGGCTGTCGAACGACTTGCGAAAGCACGTGAAGCCCGAGGACATGATGGATCTAAATCCGTTCACGAAGACCTAAGAAGTATGGATGAAGATAGTCCTATTCATTGGAAGAAAGTGAAAACTTGGATCAAAGAAATCAGTGAAGAACTGCGATCTATGAGACATAAGAAAACCTCTAAGAACAGGAAGGAAAGAGGTGAGTATTGGGATCTAGAAGTTTATCATTCTAATCTTAAGAAGTATTTGGTGAGTGGAATTTATCATGATATCAGATATGGAAGACTTCGTGAAGGTAGGATGAAAACTGTCGTAAAGACCATGGCGTATCATTCTGATGGATGGCCCAAACGAACCGTTGGACACTACTACCCAGACATCGATGGTGGTTTGTGGACACAGGAGATGCATAATGATTATGAAAGATGTCGAAGAAAAGAAGTTTCTAAACAAGAAGTCGTTTAGTAAACTGATTGAAACTACAGTTTTTACTAAAAAACTTAGTTACATGGATGCTATAATACATGTATGTGAAAAGAATAATATTGAACCCGAAGATGTAAAACGGTATCTCAATAAAAATATTCTCGAAAATCTAGAAGCAGAAGCAATGTCATTAAACTTTCTGCCAAAGATGAACACATTAGATGTATAAATATAGTAGTAAACGCCAAATAATAGTTTACAAAACATACGATGTGTGGTATAATATACCACGATACAATTAATACACTGCTAATACAAGGAAATATAATATGTCTTTTGCAAGTCTAAAGTCCAATTCTATGGACATTTCAAAACTTGTCAGTGCCGCAAATGAGGTATCTGGCGCAACACAACAAACAAACAAATATCAAGACGAGAGATTGTGGAAACCTACAGTTGATGAGTCGGGTAATGGTTATGCTGTTATTCGTTTCCTACCAGCTGCGGAAGGTCAAGATCTCCCTTGGGTTCGATATTGGGATCATGGATTCAAAGGCCCAACTGGTAAGTGGTACATCGAGAAGTCCCTAACCAGTATTGGTCAAAGTGATCCTGTAGGTGAGTTAAACTCACGACTATGGAACTCAGGTATCGAGGAAGATAAAGAAACCGCTCGAAGACAAAAGCGTAGATTACACTACGTGTCGAACGTCTTGGTCGTGAGTGATCCGTCCAATCCATCAAATAACGGAAAGGTCTTCATGTATCAATATGGTAAGAAGATCTTTGACAAGATTATGGATTTGATGCAACCAGAATTCCCAGACGAAGCACCAGTGAATCCTTTCGATCATGAAAGTGGAGCTGACTTCCAACTTAAAATTCGTAATGTTGCTGGATACAGAAACTACGATAAGTCAGAGTTTAAAGCACCTTCTGCTTTACTTGAGGGTGATGAAACTTCTCTGACTACTGCATATAACTCTATGCATGACATCGCTGAGTTTGCAGAACCAAGCACATACAAGTCTTATGACGAGTTGAAGCAAAAGTTGGAAATGGTTCTAGGACTATCAACTGGAGTAGGTTCAACAATGAAGAATGAATCATTGAGTGAAACAGCAGAAGCCGCACCATTGAGAGCGGTAGGTGAACCCACCATAGTTTCTGCTCCTACACCAGAAATACAGTCTACTGCTGATGAAGAGGATACACTATCTTACTTCGCGAAAATGGCTGCGGAAGACTAATACACGTCTTTAACAAAGACTAGTAGTAAGTTATTTCTTCTATGATGAATGAGGAGTTGTTACCTCGAATTGAAATACGACACCAAGTAGGTCGGTAATCTGGTATCGTTAGTTAGGATATGTGGAGACTTAGGTCAGAGAA